AGTGTCTTTGGCTACTCCACCCCTCCCGCCGCGGGCGCCGGTATCTACTCTTCCCTCCTCGACGAAGCCAACCAGCACCCCGTTCCGGTTCCTCCGCCGCTGGATTTCAGTGGGCTGGAACTCGAAGAGGGGGTAGAATGGATGGAAAAGGGGGAACTTGGCTGATGTTGACGGCGGCGCAGAAACCAGACTCCGAGACCAGTTCCCCTGTGGCCGCTGATTCTTGTGTCCTCCTCGACTTTGTTCTCGCCGAGCCTACTATTCTCGATCAGCGTCGATTCTGGGCCAATCGCGCCGGCCAGTCTGTCGCTGACCTCGCTGTCAGTCAGTCCGTTAGCGTGGAGGAAATTGAGCGATCCCTTCTCCTGGTCCGCACTGACAACGAGCGCTATTCTGCCGCCGCCACTGGCCAGGCTGCGCGCAGACTCTTCTTCAATGCCTTGCCCAAAATAGCTTCTGCTCTTGATTCCGCTCTCTCAGCCACCAAATTTCAGGGTAAGAAGGTGGTGATGATCGACAAGGCTACTGGCGAGAAAGAGATCCTGGAGGAAGAAGTCGAGCGCCCGGACCATAGCGTTCGGCTGCAGGCCATCGACACCAGCAGGTTTATCCTCGCTGTCGTGCAGCCCCGTGACCCGGCCGTGCAGATCGTCAGCAATTCTCAGACCAATATCTTGAACCAGGCGCCCCAGGGAGGCCGCGGCGAGGGGGTGGCTGGGCTGACGAGTCCTGAAGCAGTCATCCGTGCCATCCAGGCTGAACGCTCTGCGCGGACGCTGACTGACGGCAAACAGGTGGGGCAACCAACCACTATCGAAGCTGTAAAGGAGGACGTTGTAATGCCCCGAGTACGCACAGGAGATTTGGAAGACGACGAACTAGTCGATGACGAATATGAGGATGCGGATGAGGACGAGGACGAGGACGAAGACGAAGAGGATAAAGGTTAAACGCTGGACCGACGCTGACTTGCGTCGTGCATTCAATGAGGCCAACTCTCGCTACTTCGGTGGGCGTCTGGAGGTCACGCGATTGCGGATTGCCCTTATTCCCGGTGGTTGGCTTGGCACTACGCATCGTGCTGTCTATCGCCAACTCTATGGTCCCCGTCCCAAGTATCGCCCTGTAGATCGCATCGAGTGGCACATTACAATCAACACTTGCTGCCTTTTTTCTCGTTCTCTTTGCATGAATACTTTGCTGCATGAGATGGTCCATGTCGAACAAGGCAACAAATACAGTTGCGGGCTGCGTGGGCGGAAGTTCAATAATCGAATGAAAGAATTGGCGGCGAGAGGGGCTTTTTGCGGTTTCTGGTAGAAAAGGCGTAAACTCTCTTCATGCGTCTTCACCGCGCCGACCCTTTGATTAACGACGCTATTGAAGCTCTTGATGAGAGGCTCGCTCAGGCCAAACGAGCCTACCCCAAAGGCTCCGACGACGAACGCAAGGAATTGGCTTGGTCTTATCTTTCCTCTGTCGAGCGATCTTTTATATACGGTGAAACCTCCCGTTGTTGTACCGATCGTGTTTACTACCTCAATAACTACCATGTCATTCAGCCAGAAGGAGGCATCCTTACCTGTATGTCTCCGCTCTACGACTTGCAATGGATGATTGAGGAAGCCCTTGCGAAGAAATTGGCTGAAGACGGTCGCGCTTTCTTGGTCATCGACAAGCCTCGTCAATCCGGTGGGACCGAATATTGTAATGGAGTCATGTGCTGGCGGACCTTCTTCCTTCCCAATGCTTTTACTCTCTCCGTTGCGCAGAATCCTAAAACCGCTGCGTGGATTCAACGTAAAATCAATGTAGCTTACGACAGTATCCCCTGGTGGATGCGTGTTGAAAGGCAGTACCATCAGCGTGGGGAATATTTGGAGTTTGGTAGGAAAGATGAGAGTAAGAGGTCAACTGATCCCGGTCTAGGAACTATCGTAGTTACTACTCATGCGGGTGAAACCGGAGGTGTGGCAATTGGAAAGTCGGTACGCAGTCTGCATATGTCAGAGACTTCAAGATGGCCAGCGAGCGACATTTTCAGTTCCGACATCAAGCCTTCCCTCGAAAAAGCTCCTGATCCTATCGTTCTTGCCGAATCCACACCCAACGGCATGTCCAACTTTCATCACGACCTCTGGATGGCCGCCACCGACGATCGCGACGAGGATACTGATTGGACCCCGGTCTTTCTTCCGTCCTATCGAGACAGTAAGAATTCTCGTACAATTCGTCCTCGCCAGCAGCCTTTCGTGCTGACTGCCGAGGAGCAGAAGGTTCAAACTCGGGTTCAAATCGAAGAGGATTTTAAGATCACTCCTGAATTCTGGAACTTCCGTCGTCGCGGGATTAAGGATTCGATTGCTGAGTCAGGTTTTCCTTATGGCCACCTTGAATGCTACGCCATCACTCCGCGCGAGTCTTTCCAGGCTTCTGGCTATTCCGCCTTCGCCCGCCACAAACTCGATCAGCAAGAGGCCAATATCCGCCAGCCGCTGTGGGTCGGGGAAATCATCTTTAAGGGCCGCGGCGAGGTTCCTAAAGTCCATCTGGAATACATGCTCGACGCGGCAGGCCACTATCGTGACGTTGCCTTGCCACGCCGGGGAACGATGGGCGGCAGGCTCTATCTCTGGGAGCAGCCCGATTCTTCCGCTATATACTACTTGGCCGCTGACGCCGGCGAGGGAATTGGTCAGGACTTCTCTGTTGGCCAAGTCCTCAAGGCTGGATTCCTGAATGAGCCAGATATTCAGGTGGGGGAATGGGTCGGCAACGACGAGCCGCCCGAGGCGTTTGGCCGGATCATGTACGCTATCGGTACCTACTTCAATCGCAGCGAGATTGCTGTCGAATACAATGGCCCTGGTCGCTCGACTGCTGACTACCTGATGAACCAACTGGAGTATCCGCGCATCTACATTCCTCGCCGCACCGACCATTTCAAAGCGCAGGTAGCATCCTATGCTCATTGGCAGACGACGCCTAAAACCAAGCCCTTGCTGAAGAACAAGATGAATGAGACTTTGCTGGAGGACGGGATAACAATTCAGTCGGGGTACACTTTGGACGAGTTGCGAGCTTGCGAGACGGAGGGAGAGGGGTTCAGCGCGCCTGTTGGTCATGACGATGCTGCGATGTCAATCTGCATCGCGCTCTACTGCCTTCGCCAGACTGCCCCCGATCTTCGCAGGCCAGCGGGTTCATCCACCGCGGCCACTACATCCGTCGCTGCCGTTCGCGCTCTTCATCCTCCAGTCGGCGCTGTCATCTACGGAGTCTACGACCCGCTTTACCGGCTACGCCACCAGGAGAGGTCGCTGCAGGCGGCGGAGGATCTGGTCAAGGCTAATCCTGACTGGATCATTCGTCCAATTCGTGTCAGCAAGGCCAACACCGCCTTCAGCGTCATCCACCACGGCCGTGGAATCGAAAACGAACTTTATCGGGGTGGGATGCAGGATCGGGAGATCAATCCGGCTATCGTCACGCAATTCGCTTCGGTAACCGGCCGGCTGGAGGGGATGTTCAATCGGGCCAGTGCGGGCTATGGCGCCGCTTCGCCGGGGGCTGATGCCGCGCAATGGGATTCGGCTTTGGGGGATTTAGGTGGAGGGGATTTGGGCGGGTGGAACGAAATGGTGTAGCCAGCTAGCTCGGCAAGTAGTAAGCTTTTCTCAGCCCAAGGAGCTTTCTTCCATGTCATCTCAATCAGGTTTTACCGGCTACTGGTGCTCCGCTTGCGACAAAGCGGGCACTCCCGCCCGTCTCATCCGCCAAATGGGCGCCAAGCAGGAAGGGATGCTGCTGAAGTGCCAATCTTGCGGCCGTGTCTACTCCTACGCCGCTGTGTCCGATCCCGCCAACCCCAACCGGCCTCGTATGGACAAGATTGATTTCGTTGAGAAGCAGCCGGCAGGCACGATCATTCTTCCTCTCTGGCTCCATCCTGAAGTTGCCGAGGCCCTCCGCCAGAAATTCCCTTCCAACCTTCTGACCACACTCTCTTCCGCCAACACCGCTCTCGCCGACCCCGATTCCGTTCTGATCGAGGGCCAATACGCCCGAGAGATGGCTGGGTTGGGGATTAAGACCGGCAGGCAGGTGCTCGGCATGGCCAAGGAGTTGAAGGAACTGCGCGAGGCCAACGCGGCGATGAAGCTGAAGGAGGAGACGTTGCGGCAGTTCTTCGGCGGGATGGGGTTGGCGATGCCGCAGATGGCCAGCCAGCCGGCGAGCCCCTCAGCGGATAATCTCGCCGCCCCTGTTGATGCCGCGGGCAATGTTCTTGCCCCGCCTCATGCCAATTTTGCATCTCTGCGTGATGACGGCAGTGGTCTGCTGGTCCCGGCGGATGGGTCGGACCCGATGGCCGGGCCGGGGGGCCAATTTGCGTTTCCGACCGGCGCGGCGCCAGCGGCGGATGCAAGGCCGCCGTTTGTGACTACAAATCTTCGCTGAATCCTTCGATGGCCTAGCCTTTCCGCTTCCTTGGCTGTACACTGCCGCCGATGGCCACGCAGACTAGCCCGATCTCCGTTTCCGCTCGTTCTTCAGTCCCTTCTTACGCAGGCCGGCCCGACTTGCCGATGCCTTGGGATAGGCTGGAGGGAGATGTCATCGCCTGGGCTGATCGCGCCTTCCTTCAGGCTCGCTCTTCTGCCGCTTCCTCCCCCATCACCTCGCTGATCCCTCGCATTATCCAGTACCTTTCTGGCAGCCAGTGGCCGGCTCGTCCCACTGCCTACGGCAACTCGCGCCCCGTCACCAACCGAATGTTTCGCCAGTATTGGGAACTAGTCTCGCTCCTGACCGACGGTAAGCCCGAGCCTCAAATCCGCTGCTACGACACCGAAGACGGTTACAGCGAGACCCAGCGCCTCTTGACCTCTCTGCTCGAACCCTGGGCCGCCAATCCCTCCTTTCACGACGCTTTTCAGGACATGGTGGGGTTTTGACTCCTGGCTCATGGTGTTGGTAAGGTGGAATGGAACCGGCACCTCGCTGGAGGCTTGGGCGACACCGCCCTCCTTTCGATCAACCCTCTCAATTTCTACAAGCTGGGTGCCAACGGCCCTTCGACTCCTATTCCTGAATGCGAATGCCTGATCGAGACACGCACGGTAACGATCGAATCTCTGGCCCGCCGTTATGGCCGCGAGATGGTTCGGCTCATTAAACCTGACGCCTCCGCTTCCGCCTCGTCTGGGCCAATGCGGCCCTCGGGTACTTCCTCCGAGCAGTGGGGGAAATACTCGCCGCAGATGCAAGCGCTTATTGGCCGGGTGGCCGGAGCGAACGGCTTGACCAGCCAGAGTGATCTTCTTTATCCCACGGTTGATGAGCGCATATTCTGGCTTCAGGACCCGGCCTTGAACGAATCCTCCACCACACGGCGAGTTGGAGGCCATGTCCGTAGCAAATCGGGAGAGATTGCCTGGGCCAACTGGAGCTACTGGGTCGAGCCCGGCCAGCCCCTTTTTCCCCGCGGTCGAGTCTTCTCCGTCGCCGGCGGCCGCGTAATGGAAGACACCTGCAATCCTTATTTTCACAATCTCGGCCCGGGGCCTTATGTGGAATTTCTTCCTCTGCGCACTCCTTGGCTGTCTCCCGCCTCGATGTCACTGATGGGGAATCTTATTGGTCCGCAGGACATCCTGAATCGTCTGATGGCTGGGATGATAGAAACCATCAAGGCTGGATTGACGCCGACGATTATCACCCCTACCGACGCCATCTCCCGCGCCGATCTCGACAACCTTTCGACCACCATCTCTGGTGGCAAGATCGAGTACAACGCGCTGCGGTCAGGCGGCCAGATTCCGAAGTTCCGCGAGCAACCTCAATTCCCCACCGCGGCTATGAACATATATCAGAATGTGATGCGGGAGATGGACCAGACTACTGGCTCGGCAGCGGTGGACGCGGCTGCGCAGAAGGAGCAAATTCCCTCCCACGATACGATGGAGATGATTCAGAACTCGCGGTCGTCGATGGTCAGGCTTATAGGGAGGCGGTTGGAAGAGTTTATGAATAGGACTGGCCAGATGGTCGTCAGCAACATGCTGCAATACTATTCAATGGGCCACCGAACTGCAATTTTGGGTGAAAAAGGTATGTCGGGATGGGACTTTAATCCGATGTATGGAAGTCTTATGCAGCGCGGGATGGCGCCGGAGAAGTTCGTCAGGAAATTCCAATTCTCGATCCGACCCGGCTCGGCGCTCAGCTTTGACAAGGAGACTCGTGCGCAGATGGCTGTGGTGCTGGCGCGGCAAGGTGTGTTGTCGAATCAGCAGGTGCTGATTGCCCTCAATGCTGCGGGCGCGAACATTAATATTGGGGAGAACCAAAAACAGTTGCAGCAAGAAGCACTTCAAAAAATGGCGATTATGGCGCTAATGGGTGGGGGGAAGGGTAAAGGAAAGGG